AATCATGCCATTATCACGTTTGGATAACCTTATCAGCAGTAAGACTGGTAAGTATCTTTATGTTTCGCCTGATGATTTTAATGCAACCGATGCGTTATCTAATAGAGGTAACTCACCAGTTGTGCCATTTAAGAGCATACAGAGAGCATTTTTAGAAATCGCTAGGTATTCATATCTACCAGGTTTCCAGAACGACAGGTTCGACCAGTTCAGCATCATGTTGATGCCTGGTATTCATTACATTGATAATAGACCAGGTTTAGTAGATACAAGTGGCATTGATATATTTGGATTTGATCAAGCAAACAATGCTTGGACAGATGATAGTATTCTAGACTTATCTAATTCTGATAACATATACTATAAGTTTAATAACACTGAAGGTGGTGCCATTATTCCTCGTGGTTCATCACTTGTTGGTTATGATTTAAGAAGAACTGTTGTAAGACCTCTTTATGTTCCTGATCCTGCTGTAACAGAAAGAGAGATTCCTCGCACTGCCATGTTCAATGTAACTGGTGGTTGTTATTTCTGGCAGTTTACTCTTAAAGATGGTCAAACAACATCTGAGTCTCCTTTATTTGATGTTGCAGATGGAACTGGTAAAGTTTATTACGATCCAACTGATTTTACTAAGTTAGCAGCACCAAACTATTCTCACCACAAACTAACAATATTTGAATATGCAGATACAGACGAGTTAAATCTATTCTACAGAAAAATTGCTAAGGCATTTTCTGCATATCAACCAACTATTGATGATCCTGGTGAATTTGATACAAGAATTCAAGAGAACAGAATTGTAGGTCCTCTATCAGATAGTAGAATTGTTGAAAGTCTAACTCTTACCGATGCTACAACTGATCCTAGTATCCCTGCATCAACTACAGAAGTTACAGTAACAACTAAAGTTGACCATGGTTATTTCCAAGGACAGTTCGTTGCTATTGCAAACACAGAAATTGATGACGTATTAGAAGGTATCTTTGAGATCAAAGAGATTGATCAGAACGATGCTCGTAAATTCAAATACCTAGTTCCATTTGTAACGAGTGGAATTGGTAGTAATATTGTATCTGGACAGACTGTAAGTGTTGATACTACACCAGCACTTGGACAGAACGCACAGACACTAGCAGAAGTTGACTCTGTTGAATCTGCATCACCATATGTGTTCAACGTATCAATCAGATCTACATGGGGTATTTGTGGTATCTGGGCGAATGGTTTAAAAGCCACTGGTTTCAAATCAATGGTTATTGCTCAGTATACTGGTGTATCTCTACAGAAAGATGATAGAGCATTCATTAGATACGATGAGTATACAAACACATGGAACCAAGCATCACTTGTAGACGCATTTGCTACAGTTCCATATCACACAAAAGGTGACAGTTATTGGAAAGATGAATGGAGAAACTTCCACGTTCGTGCATCTGATGACGCATTTATCCAGAACGTTTCTATCTTTGCTGTTGGTTTTGCTGATCACTTCCTAATGGAAAGTGGTGGTGACATGTCAATCACCAACTCTAACTCTAACTTTGGTAATACATCCTTACATGCTATTGGTTTTAAAGGATTCGCATTTAACCAAGATAAGGGTGGATTCATTACAGATATTATTCCTCCTCAAAAAGTTGTTGACAATACTGCCAACACTAAAAAGATTTCTTATTATACTATTGATATACAAGGAACATTATCAACATCACAGAATTATAGTAAATTATTCTTAGGTAATGAAGATATTGTAGATCCATTAGTCAGACCAGCAGCAACAATTGATGGTTATAGAATTGGTGCTAAGTCTGATGATAAATTATATGTTAAATTAGATCCAGCACCTGGTACAGATGAATTCTTTAATGCATCTTTAGAACCAACAGGTTTTGTTAAGTATATCGCAAAAGGATCTATTCTTAATCCTACTGGTGGAGTAGTCAATAGTGTATATGCTGATGCTGCTAACTTGATTGAAAGCAACAGACGCATGATGCAAGAGGAAGTATTTGGGTATATTTTAGAGAAATATCCAAGACTTCAAAATATTCCTTATGTTAATCCTGGTTTAGATCCTGCTGGTAACAGATACTTTGATGCTCGTAACTTAATACAAGCAAACCGTCAATGGATTGTTGACACAGCATTCGATGATATGACCAGAACCTATGGAACTGCAGTTATCCAAGGTATTGGTGATGGTAAATGTAAGAGAGATATTGGTTTAATTGTTGATGCTGTTGCAGAAGATTTGAGAGATGGTGGTAACTCTAATATAATTGCTGCTACTAGATTGTATTTTGATGGTGATGGTAGTCCTCTAACTAATGGTTTAGTTGGTGAGGAAGACTATGCAACTTACTCATTCCGTAGAGCAAAAGATCTTTGCAAACTTGCTATTGCTAACTTAGCACCAAATAAAGCAGATTTATATGATCCTGATCCTAACAGTAACCTTGCACCTTATGGTATCAATATTGGTAAGACAGGTTCACAGGCAGAACTAGATGGTGACACAACAAATGGTGTTACTATTGACTTAGCACTTAAGGCAGATCCAGCATCCCGTTATAAAGATGCCCGTAACAGAATTGTTGCTAACAGAGAATTTATTCTTGACGCAGCAGTTGCAGAAATATCTGTATATCATCCTGACTTCTATCATCCTACTGATACACAGACAAACTCACAGTCTAGACTTGCTGATGCATTCCGTTTAATTAGAAGAAACTCATCTGAAATTAGAGACAAGGCACTTGCTCAAATTGCTGTAGATCATCCTAACTTTGTTATTGATGGAGATAATGCAGTTGATGGAGGATCAAGATTTGCATCTGCATATCGTTTAATTAAATTTAATAGAGATCAGATTGTTGATACTGCACTAGCAGAAACAACTGTACAACATCCAGATTACTTCTTTGTTGGTGATCAACAGACTGACGCACGTTCAAGATATGCTGATGGTTATCGTTTAATTGTACAGAATAGAACAGAGATTGTAAACACAGCATGGGCAAACATGCTAGTATCATATCCTAATCACGGTGCTTATGAAGTAAAATGTAAGCGTGACTTAGGTATCTTTGTTGATGCTATTGGTTTAGACTTATTTGTTGGTGGTAACAAGTATTCCCGTAAGTTTATTCAAGAATACTTTACATCTTCTGGATCATGGATTTCTGGTGGATTACAAGGAGAAGAATCACAGAGTATAGAGGCATTTAACCAAGCAAGAGATCAAATGAAACTTGCTGTTGCTAACCAACTAAGTATTCAAGATCTTAGTGTTACTCCAGGTCCTGCACAATATAATGGTGGCGGTGGAGATATTGCTAACAATAACTCTGGTGCATGTGATGATGTACAATCTGCTATTGTAACTCTTACTAACATAGTTACTACACAAGTTGCTGCTGGTAACCTTAACGCACTTCCTTCTGAGACATCATATATCTCAGGTCCTGGTGAAGAGAAATGTCGTAGAGATATTGGTATATTTGTTGACTCTCTAGCACTTGATTTATTCTGTAAGGGTAATGTTTACTCACATAGATTTGCAGCAGAGTTCTTTACTGATGCTACAACTCCAGAGTTCTCATTCAACTCAGGGGTATACAATACCAACTTTAATAAAGCTGCTGAGATGATCAAGAAAGCGATCACCAATCAGTTATACTTTAAAGATAATGGAACACAGGGAGCAATAGACAGAACAGCTGATAACGCACCTGGATCAGATTATGGCCAGGTATCTAAAAACTTTACACCACATGGTGCTGCATATACTGCATCTACTGGTAACTTAATTATTGATATTGCTAATCACGGATTGGGTGTTGGTGATATGATTAAGATCGCAGACAATGCTCTAACATTTACTTGTGGAATGGATGGTAACTATAGTGACCACACATATCCTCGTACAACAGATCCAGCATCTGGACAATACATTGCAATTACTTCTGCTACAACAGATAGCATCACAGTTAACGTTGGTGCATCTCCTGCTATTACTTTCACTCCTACTGCTGGAACTTATGATGCTGCTACTGGTTTATTAGTTCTAACCATAGGTACTCACAGTTTAACTACTGGAACAAATATTAAGATTGCTGATAATTCATTGAAGTTTAAGTGTTCAATGGATGACTATGGTACAGTACATACTTATCCAAGAGTTACTGATCCTGTATCTGGTGAAGCAATAGAGATTACAGCGACAACAACAGATAGTATTACAGTCAACGTTGGTCAGTCACCTCTTGTACAGTTCACTCCAACTAATGCTTCCTTTACACCTACAACAGGTATAATGGAATTGACTATTGGTGATCATAGTTTACGTGGTGCTGATAGATATACTCCTAGCACTGCTGCATATAATCCTACCAGTGGTATTATGACAATTACCATTGCTGATCATGGTTTCGCAAATGGTAATGTAGTTAGAATTGATGATGATGCATTGACATTTACTTGTGGTCAAGACAGCAATGCCACTAACCACTCATATCCTCGTTCTTCTGACCCAGTTAGTGGAATGTGGATCCCCATTTCAAATGTAACTCAGAATACATTTGATGTACAGGTATTAGCATCAACACCATCTACAAACGAAACTCCACACGCATTTGTTTCTGCTGCTGCTAACAGTGTTACATTCCCAAGAGATAGTATCAAGTTAGCTGATGGTGCTGTTACATTTACTTGCGATCAAGATAGTAACGCAACTAACCACAGTTATCCTAGAACTACTATAGAGACTGCTACAGTAACAGGTGCTGACTATGATCCACAGACTGGTGTAATGGAAATAACCATTGCAAACCATGGAATAAAGAATAATGAACAGATCAAATTTGCAGATGATTCATTAACATTCACTTGTTTACAAGATAATAATGGTACTAACCATACATATCCAAGATCAACTGACCCAGTAAGTGATAAGTGGTTAAAGGTATTCAACGTACAAACAAATACATTCCAAGTACAAGTATTAGATAATTTCCCATCTACTAATACTACTACTCATACATTTGTAAGTGCTACTACAAATGGTTTATCATTCAAGAAAGACCCATTCTATGATAACTCCATCTATATCGAAGAAGTTCCTAGTACAACTGCTACAGTAACTAACGCAACATATAATGGTACTACTGGTGTAATGGTAATTACTAGTACTGGTCATGGTCTTTCAAATGGTAACAAAATTAAATTTGAATTAGGATCTCTAACATTCAGTTGTACAAAAGATGGTAACGCATCAAACCATAGTTACCCACGTATAACAGACCCATCATATGATGAGTGGTTAACTGTTGCTAACAAAACTAATGACACATTTGAAGTCAACGTAGGTATTTCTGGTCCTAACGATCAATATGCACACACATTTGTAAGTGCTACTGCTAATGGTTTACTTAAACAGTCTGGAACTATTAAGTTATTCATTGGTGTATCTTCTAACACTACAACTCACGCATTTGTAAGTGCACTTTCAAACTCAGTTAAGACTGGTGGAACATATACTCACGTATGGGCTGGTGCTGATGCTAATGCAGTAACATCTGGTGGTGACTATCCACATACATTTGTAAGTGCTAGTGCTAATGCAATTAATTTTGCTGGCAATACTGAAAATGAATTGACTGATGCTCAACAGTTCTTATGTTCTGATGTACAGTCTGCTGTTGATTCACTAACAAGTATTATCACTACAATTCTTGCTAATGGTAACCTTAGCACCATGCCAATAGAAGTTAACTATGGTACTGGTAGAGGACCTGGCGAAATCAAGTGTGCTCGTGACTTAGGATACTTCATTGATGCTATCTCTGTTGACATGTATCACGAAGGTAACAAGCATACCAGAGAATATACAGAACAATACTTCACCAACGCAACTACACCATTACCAAATGGTCTACAGGGTGAAGAGTCAGAAAGTATAACTGCATACAACACTGCCCTCAACGAAATGAAGAAGGCAATTACTAACCAGTTGTACTATAAAGATTTAACAGTCACAGAAGGTGGATCCACTTATGCTGGATCAACTACTGACGTAGGAACTCCTACTAACGTGACATATAATGCAACAACTGGTACTCTAGTAACAACTATTACAAGTCACGGTCTTGCTAACGGAGATAAGATTAAATTCTTAGAAAATTCATTAGTGTTATCATGCACAATGGATGGTAATACTGCTAATAAAACATATCCAAGACCAACTGATCCAACATTTAATACATGGTTGACTGTTGCAAATAAAACTGATGACACATTTGAAGTCAATGTAGGTACATCACCTCTAGTACCATACACACCAAATACAGGAACAACATATGATCCTAATACAGGATTGATGGTTCTAGAAATTGGTAATCATAATTTAGCTGCTGGTACAAGTATTAAAATAGCACCTAACTCATTAACTTTCACTTGTGATCAGGACAACAATGCAACCAATCACACATATCCCCGTGCTTCTGATCCGTTCTATGATACTGCAATCAATATTCAGTCAGTAACAGGAACTACAATAACAATACAAGTTCTAAGCACTGTACCATCTACTAACACAACTCCACATACATTTGTATCAGCAACAGCTGGAGCAGTCGTTGCTGGTGGTAACTATGTTCATACATTTGTATCTGCAACAGCAAATGCAGTTAGAAAACAGAACTCAGCAATCACAAGCAGGACAAGTTCAAGTGCATGTTCTGATGTACAGTCTGCTATTGACACATTAGGAACTATTGTTACTGATGCTATTGCTGCTGGTAATATTACAGGTGGTATTTGGAATAATGCAGCGAACGCAGGAACATTGATACCTGGTGAAGAAAAATGTCGCAGAGATTTAGGTATTGTTGTTGATGCTGTTGCACAAGATCTTTGGTTTGGTGGTAATGAATTTACTATTGCATCAACTAAAGAATACTTTAAGGGCAATCAACTCATTGCTAATGGTGTTGATAATGAAGTTGCACCATCTGTTACTGCATTCAAACGTGCAGAAGATTTGATGCAACGTGCATTGAACAACCAATATTATGATCGTGATCTAAACATTACACTCGACACAATTGGTGATCCTCCTATTGTTGGAGACATTGAGTGTGATGCACATGATCAGGTTATTGCTAATCAGTTATTCATTGCTAAAGAAGCATATGAAAGAATGAAGGCAGCATATCCATCATATACTCCATCTACAGGAAATACAGCACAGGATTGTTTGGATGATATCTATGATGTACTACGTGATGTAATGTGGGATGTTAAGTTTGGTGGTAACTATAAGACATATTCTATTGCTAAAGGTTATATCACTAACGACTTCAATGGTAAGACATATCCACAGATCATTCAAGATGTAGAAAGAGATGAGGTTGCAAAAGTATTCCAAGAAGTTAAGAACATTGCAATACAAGTTATCAAAAATGAAGCAGTTACTGTTTCATCTGGTAATACATTAACACAGATCATAGACAATACAATTGTTGATGACTGGGATGCTGAAGAACTACTACCTAAGTGTGGTTCAGCTGTTGCTGCTGTTGATACATTAATGGGTATCATTGTACAGGCAATCGGAACTGATGCTGGTGTTGGTAATCTTACTGGTATACAAAGGACTACTGCTGATGGTGCTGATCCTGGTTGGAACACAGCATTGAATATTTTGTCTGCAACAGCAACATCTATTACAGTTAACGTTGGTGCGTCACCAGCTGGTGAGCAATACGCCCACACATTTGTTGCTGCACAGTCAGGTGCAGTTGTATCTGGTGGTAATTATGATCACACATTTGTTAGTTCTACATCTGGTTCAGTTAGTGTTGTTGGTGGATCTACAATTACTCCAGCTAACGCAACATATGATGCAACCACAGGTATAATGGTATTATACTTTGGATCTAAGCATGGCGTAACTACCAGTAATCAAATCTCTATAGGTGCTAACACTCTTACATTTACATGTTCTATGGATCAGAACAGTTCTAGTAAGACATATCCTAGAAGTAGTGATCCTATCAGTGGACAGAATGTAAACCCAACTGCTGTTACAGATTATAGTATTAGTGTTAACGTTGGTACATCACCTTTAGTTGAGTTTAATGTCACTAACGCTGTATATGATCAAACAACTGGATCTCTAGCATTAACTATTGGTCAACATACTTTACCAACTGGTACAAGTATTAAACTCAAGGAAGAGTCACTCATCTTTACATGTACTAAAGATCAAAACAAAACATCACATGCATATCCAAGATCTGCTGGTAAGTATCAACCTACTGCATATCAAGACGGTAACTGTTCTGATGTTTGTGCAACAGTCAATGCTTTACTTGACATCCTTTGCAACTCTATCGACGATGGTAACTTAAACAACCTACCTCCACTAAGCACTGGTGAGTGGGATTGTGCTAACGTTCGTGCATCTATCGAGACATTGTTTGATATATTAAATGATGCTGTTGGTGGTGGAACTCTTGCTGGTTTACCTCCACTAAACACAGGTGATTTCACAATCAATAACGAAGCATCTAAATGTTTCCGTGATGTTACATACATTGTTGATGCTGTTGTTAATGACCTTAGACTTGGTGGTAACTTAAACAGTATTCAAGCTGGTGAGGCATACTATGTTGGTAACAACCTAGAATATATTGATGGAGAGAAGACAGAGACATTAGATGCATGGAACTATGTCGGACAAATGGCAACTGCTGCCATGAGAAATTTCGATGTTCTTGCATATAATTGTACAACTACATCTGGTTCTGCAATTATAGATGTCAACGATACTCGTGGTGTCATAATTGGTATGAGTGTTGTTGAATATACTGCTGGATCATATCGTGATGGAGACAATGCACCTGGATTACTAGGTAACAGTCCAACTCCAGTTTACACAACAATACCAGAAGGAACATATGTCAAGAGAATCGTAAGTAACACACAAGTTGAACTTGGTGTCAATGGTTCTAGATTGACTGAGGGCGTGACTGTAAATGCATTACAGAATAGTACAACTATTGATCTATACTTCAAGTATGAGAAAGGTATCTGGGCTGATACATTACCAAACACTGTGACTGTAGGTCCTGAGACAGAAGGTCCTGAGGTCATTGCTGATAGTACAGTATCACCAACAAATAGAGAGTGTGCAGGAACAGCAAACGCCATTGAAACATTAGTTGGTAACATTACTACTATCATTAACAGTGGTCTTGGTACAGTCACAAGACAAGAACAGACAGTCAACACTGCACTTCTATCATCTAGAGCAACACTATTCACAATTGACGTTGCTGGTACAGGACCTTCAAACCCACATGACTTTGAAACAGGAACTCCCGTAAGATTGGTTCCAAGACCCCGTTTCGATCAGGTAACTGGTAGATATGTTGATGTAGACAAGCGTCTTGTTAGACTACCTAACGGATTTGAAACTAACAGAACATACTATGTAATTGCACCAGGCAGAGTCACACAACCAGAGAACTACGGTGCAACAACATTGTTTAATGGTAGTGATCAGACTAGAATGATGCTTGCAACATCTAAAGAAAATGCTGCTGCTGGTATTTACATCTATGCATCTGAAACAGATAGTATAGACAAGGATGTTGAGATTGATCTTTATCAATTCGTTCTTGATGACAAGTATGATCTACACAGTTATACTGCAGAGTTAACAAATACAGTTAACGCTGGTATTATGACCAACGTTTCACATATATTTGACGTACCAAATGCAGGAACAACTCCACAGAAAACATTCATTAGAGCAGTAGAAGGTGGTTTATTACCATTAGTTGCTACAACATATGCAAATGATCCACAGGTTGCAGTCATTGATCCACAAAATGCTGCTATTGGTAGAATCAATCCTAATGTTGAATTCTTTACTCGTTATCAAAACAGTAAGGTAATTACAATACACAAAACACATGCTGATGCTATCAATAATGTAAATCCAATTACGTTTGCAGCTGGACAGAGTGGAACCAAGTTCTTTGTTTATGCTAACAAACGTCGTTCACCAATGAAGTTTGATCCTGGATTTACTGATGCTACTGCAACAAATGGTAAGTGGTATATTCAATGTAAGGATGAGGTAACTGGACAACCAGATAACGTTAAGAAGAACAACATCTTCTGGAGAATTGGTGAGTCTGATTATTCAGATAGACAAAGATCTACCGATATGTGGTATCAGCGTCTAGAAGATACTCGTGACAAGGATGAAAGAACATACAAAATTCGTATGGTTATTCCTAGTTACCTTGAAAATGCAAGAGATCCAATCAATGGATTTGTTATCAAGACTAGAACTGATGATACACGTAAGTTAGTACCACAGAAAATTGTATTAAAACCAGTTGTTGGTACAGTATATGGTGCTAGATTCCAGAACCCAGTTGATGCATCTGAATTTATTGGTGATACAACTGGAACATATGATCCATTTAGAAGAGACACAACAGGTGCTGGTATTGAATATCGTTCATTCGCTAAGTTTACATCTGGTATACAAGCAACTATTCAGTCTGGTCGTAAGATAAAAGATATCTTAGATGAAAGCATAGAATACTTAGAGTTGACAGTATTCGATCATGGTGTTGATACTAAGAATTTCCCTGGCTTAAGAAACGAGACATTTACTACGGTAAAAATAACATCACCACAAGGTGGAATATTCATTACTAGCAAAGTAAATAACCTCGCAAGTTCTACTAATGCTGTATCATTTGCTGGTAACTCATCAGGTCTTGCAAATATACATGCTTACTACACTATAAATGGTGAGCATTATCTTATCATCAAGAATATTCGTGGTGGTACATTAGAATATAGTGAGTATGCTAATACCAGATTCACTCAAGGCACTGTCTTTGCTGACATGCTAGAGGATCAGGATATGGGCAAATCACTACCTCTAAAAACACAAATTGCAAAAAATAATCCCCAGTTTTTCTATAAGCAAAACGGTTCTAACGTTTATACTATCACACCAGGTGATAGGATTCAAGATGATGCTGGTGTTGAATACTATGTTGATAGTGTCGATGATGTTGGTGTTATTGAAGATACATTCTATATCTTTGGATATGAAACATTACAGAAACGTATATCAGGTCAGCAAGATGGTATCTACTATCTAACTGCATTACGTGGTAACATATCACCATTCCCAGTTGGTGCTGGTATAACTAATAACTTCAAGAAGTTTAAGTTCTCTCAACCAGTCGGTAAACTATATCCTTTAAACTATAGGAATGACCCCCTTTGGTTTAACAACTCTGGTACAACACAGAAAGAGAAAGATTACTATGCTGGATTAATTGATCCACCACAGGTATACTCTGCTGCTGATAACTATGTACATGGTTTAGTTACAGTAAACGACTTTAAAGGATCAACAACTAAAGAGATGGTTGCTGATTTAACAGAGCAACCAGCTTTCCTTGATAGAACATACACAATTCAAGCACAAGATGGTAATGCTGCATCTGGATCTGAACAAAGAAAGATTCCGATTGCTGGTAGTGGAACAGTATCAATAACAGATACGAAATACTACATCGAACTTAGACGACCATCTATTGCAAGAGCAGGAAACCACACATTTGAATACCTCGGTTTTGGACCAGGTAACTACAGTACTGGTTTACCAGCAAGACAAGAAGTTGTACTCACACCTGATGAAGACTTCTACGCACAGTCTAAGAAACAAGATGGTGGTATCGTATTCTATACAGGTATCAACTCTCAAGGTGATCTTTATATTGGTAATAGAAGAATTAATGCTATTACTGGTGAAGAGACATTTATTGATAGAGCAACACTTGTAGATGATGGAGACGAGGACGATACACTAGGAGGATTGGTAACTACCTTTGATACTCCTGTAACATTCAACCAGAATATTACAGTTGTTGGTGGTGATGGTGAATTGGTGAATACATTTGAATCACCTATCACAATTGCTGTTCAAGATTCCGATCTAACACAGGCACGTGATGCTTTAATTATTCGTTCAAATGTCACATCTGTTGATCCAGTCACACAGTTAGAGCAAGATGAAGGATTAGATAGAACTTCATTCTCACCTCCAACTGATGGTGATATTAGAATTAGTAAGAACAAAGTACAGTCTGCTATCTTCCAGTTTAATGCTAGAGGTAATGGTCAGGGATATATGTTCCAGACACATACTGTATCAGGTGTTGCTTCTAATATTACACCAAACCAATCTCCATTGATTGCAGATGGTGGATCCAGAATCAATTCTGTACAATTTATTAGTTATGGTGGTGTAATTGCTACAACAGGTGATGTATTATTTAAAGGATCTGAAATTGGTAAGAGTGGATCACTTGCTTGGGTTCTTGCTAACTACTTCTCTCAAATTGCTAATAATAGTATTGACAATATTGTATTTGATGGATCTAACGTTGTTAAACTAGAGTTTAGAGACTTTAATAGTGGCGTTGCTCTTACAAACACAGAGATTGGAATTACATCTGCATCACAGATTAGAATTAAAAACTTCTACTTTGATCCTAGATTAAATTTAACATGGCAAGTATATGCTGCTAAACCTGGTGATCCATTCTCAGTAACAAACAACTATGTACATTTCCAAGTTATTGATCAAATTCCACAGTCAACTAATCCATGGGAAACTATAATTGCTGGAACTGCTCAAGGTGCTGTTGCTCCTACTATTGAGTTTTCTAATTCTAACTTCAAAGAAGTTGGTATAATAGGTGGTGAGGCATTAAGGACAGAAACAGAAACAATTGGTGATTATAAGTTAGGTATTAACACAGTCGCAAGAGCACCACATAGTGCATATGAAAATGCATTTGTTGATAATCTAACGACTGATCCACTTGCTAACTTAGATGTTGTTGGTACAGCATTCATTAGTGGTAGAACAACTGCTGACTTCTTACAACATACACAGTTTGCTGATCGTGATAAGACTGCTGTTGACAATGCATTCTTAGTTGGTGGAGATAGTTCTGCTCCTAATGACATATCAGTATTCAGAATAGCAACTACAAACAGTGGTCGTGTTGGTATTAATGCAAGCAATGCTCAACTAGACAGAGCTTTAGTTGTTGTTGGAACATCTAGATTTACTGCTGATGCTAGATTTGAGCATGACATCGAGGTCAATGGTGACGGTGTTATTGCTGAGATCAGAACATCACAGACAACAGGAACATTCAACTTAATAGATGATGCCACATTTGTTGGCACAGTTAACTTTGGTAGCGAGGTAACAACTGCATACTTATTCAATGATACTACAGCGGATCAATTTGTACATATTGCTCGTAATTCTGCACATAGTAACATATGGTTAGGTGCAACACCTGATAGTGCTGGTACTAGCATTTCTAAGGTGGAAATTGGTGGTGCATTTGCAAATCAAAACGAAGACTTATCATATACCAAGATCAAGACTAGAAACTTGAGAATTGATGGTGATGCATGGTTAGGATTCCGTAAGGGACTTGGCGAAACTACATCACTTAAATCACAAGCATCACAAGTTGACTTCTTCTCTAACACTGGTGGTCCTTCAATAATCAACTTTGCTTTAAACGCATCTGAAATTAACATTGCTGGTCAGGGTGGTAAGACTACTATCAACAACCAGTTAGAAGTTATTGCATCTGCTAAATTCAATGGTGATATTCATCTTTGTGGTGGTGTTGCATCATTCGCATTTACTGGTGGAAGAGCACAGTTAGGAACAGATATAGTTGCACATGAAGATGGAATTATATCACAGTCATTATTCAATAAAAACGTTGATATCTTAAATGTACTTGTTAAACAGACAAACGAAGAAGGATACAACGCAATTGATACCGCTGGTGCAGGAGTATGGGGTGGAACATCATATCAGAGTGAAACTAATACTGGTGGAACAGTTGAACCTATTATTCTACCAGCGATAAGTGGAGATGAATATTATCTACCACTTAAATTCCAACCAATCAAGAATGATGGTACTCCATACTTTGGAACTAATGATTATATTATTGTTGATAGTGGAGTTGTTGGATCAGGTTCATCTGCAACCAGTCATCCAGAAATCGTACAGATTGTAGCACTTACAAGAATAAGTGAAGCACCTTACTATGTTAAGGTCAAGCGTCGTCCATTCGGTGCATTTGGTGGTGTATTAAGTAACCATGCTGATACTATACCAATATACAAGGTTAATGTACAGTTTGATGCCACATGGACAGAGCAAGCAATTGATAATGATACCAGTGCAACAGATTCAATATACTTATCTGAATTTGGTGGTAATCTAACAAGTAATGATTATATCCTTGTTGACAGAGATGATTCACCAAAAGTTCCAGAATATATTAAGGTTATTACATCTCTTGCAGAACAGCAACAGAAGTTAAGAATATCTAACTGTGCTGATCCTGATGAGGATGTATTTGTAGTTAACTCTGTAACTGGTGAAGTTACAATTGGTAATCCAAATATACCTGGTTCAATCGTAACAATCAACTCATCACTTGATATGGATGGTGGTTGTGGAACATTGAGTTCTATAACATTTACTGGAGATGCAGATGCTGGAACAAATGTAATTACAAATGTATCAGTTACATCTGCTGGTAAAACACTTGCTGATATTAAGAAAGGCGATGCAGTTACTGTTGTAACAGATTTATCACCTCTTGCAATGGATCAAGATACTGCTGTTGACTTTATCTTTGGTGGTGCTATCTACTTAACAGATAAAATTATTGGTTCAACACAAACAACTGGAACTACATTCAAGGCAAATAGGAATGAAAGATTCACCATCAACGATGGTAATAATAATCCTACATTTGATGTTGATTCATGCACAGGTACAACAGTAATAGGATCTCATGCTGGTAGATTTGATGTTAACTTAGCATGGTCTAGCAGCGGTAGTATTCTTACAAATGCTAATTTACCAACAGCGTTGAATGCACCAGAGATAGTCACATATGGTTACTATGCAGATCCACAATCAATACAGGCAAATGGTCCTAGCACAACTATAGCGTCAGCAACTGCTACTGGTAACAGTGCAACTTTACTACAGATTCCAGTACAACAACTTGGAGAGGGATCTGGTGCATTTGCAGTCGGTGATCTAATCGCTGTAGGACCTCTAACATCATTCTCTAGTAACACTGGTCAACTTGAAATGATGACGATTAGTTCTATTGTGACTGGTGCAGTTCCTACAATTATTGCTACCATAGCACAAGAAGGAACAGTTGCAATGAGTCATGGTGTTGGTGACGTTGTTAGAAGAATCATCAAACACGAGACACAATCTAGTGTAATTGATGCTCAAATTAGACAAAGAGCAGTCGCTGGTGTTAACACTGATTATCTCTCTGTAATAATAGAGAGAGGATATATCTCACAACAAAAACTAGATTACAAACAGTGGTTGAGATTTAGAAATACAACTACTGGAGTTGAAATACTAACTCATGTAAATGGTAGGTTGTATGGTAAGACTCATACAACTCAGATGAATGAGCAACTTGGTGATGGTGCTAAATCATACAGAAATGGTAGGTTAGACGTAACTGATAATCTAACATTATCTGGTGGTAACTTCGTAATCTACGATAGTGTTAAACAAACCAAACTATTCCAGTTTGTTAATGATGACGGACATGCAGATCACTCAGGTCTAATTAATTGGGATGCTGGTGTGATAGCAAGAGGTGACTTGTTCTTATATCCAACATCTTGCCCAGAGAACGTTATTACATCACTAGCATGTGAACCATCATTCTCTGTTGATAACTTAGGAAACGTAACTGCTCTAACAACATTGACAGTTACAGGTGTAGCAACACCAACTCCAACAACTGCTGATGTATTCTCAGTAAGAAATCTTGGAATAAATGGTGGTAGTGAATATACTGTCAAGCAAAATCGTTCGATTGATGCATTTGGATTACAAAACTACACTACATCAAGTGGTGCAAGACATGCTAGATACTTATCAGCAGCATCACCAGAAGCAGATCTAACATTGATTGCAAATATAGTTTACATGGTAAACATACAAGCAACACAAACATTAATCGTTACACTGCCAGCTTCACCACAAACAGGTGACATTGTAAGAATGATTGATGTAGGTGGTAATTTGAAATATGATACAACATTAGTTCTTAGAACTCCTGAGACTAGTGGAACACCAATACAAGGTGATTCAACAGGAACACTATTTGGAGATAGATTAACTCCATATCCATCTGGTGAACTTGTAGTACAAACTCCAAATGCAGGATTTGCACTAATATATCTTGGATCTGTTGATAGTAATGATCAAATAGGCATACCAACCAGCGTACAAGGTTGGTGGTTAATGGAGGTATAATTAATGCCAAGTTACAACCGTATAAAAGCGTCAAAAGCCAGTCCAATTGGTACAATAATGCCATGGACTGGTAGTACAAGTGAATCGGCATTGTCTCCAGATTCAGTACCTAAGGGTTGGATAGTATGTAATGGAGGTCAAATAAGAGCAAAAGATTATCCTGTCCTCGCACAGGTATTAGGTAATTTATATGGTCCTGTGGTAGAAGCTGGTCAACCATTCGTTGGTATATCTAATTCATATCCATCTTATAATGATGACGATGTTTTTAACTTACCATTATTAAATCAACAAGTACTCATAGATTTAGAAAGTAATTTATTAACAGGACAAGAACTAAGTATATTTGGACAATATGTTTCATTAAATGGTTTTGAGGGTCAACAACCAGTATCCAATGTATTATCATATATTGATGCACAGTTTACATCAAATGTTGAAGCAGAATTATCAGGAAAAATAAAGGGTATTTCTATCGAAGATCCGTCATTTTTTGATACTATTAGAACTATACCAAGAAAATTAGGTATTGAACATACTGCACCACACACTCATCCAAGACCAACAAATAGTTTTTATCCATCTGTAGAATTAGCTGGTAGTTATCTAGGTGTATTTGAAGCGGGAAGATTTGATGTTCAAGATAATGAGTATGGAACTGGTTCTGATGCAGGACTTACTAACATAGAACCATTAGCAGATAGTTATAATCCTGGTACAATTACTTGGACTGCTTATGATCCATCAGCAACATCATTAGTTGATTGCAATAATCATCAACATTTTGGTGCAGCATCTGATGTTATACCAATAGTTCCAACTGTTGATCGTGTTGTTTCAACATATGCATTTACTAATGAATATGTTGATGATAACTCATGCACATCACAGGTGCAACAACCAGCTGTTACTGCACCATTTCCACCACCTGGTTCATATCTAGGACAAAGAAATTTTTATGTATCTGAACAAGTTCCTTTAGCAAGAAGAGGAAGTGGTGTTGTACCACCAACGACAGATCCAAATGATTATTATGGTGCAGTTGGAGTAGGAAGAGATTATCCTTATCCTGTTACATTAAATCATAATGGTGATGCGTTTACGTCTAATAGTTTAGGATCTCACAATCACTTCACGATTGATATATCAATGACTAAAGGACAGATGAATATCCCTACTACTATACTCATAAATAATATGACTACTGGAAACATAGAACCTATCAATGTTAACAGGGCACTTAGTGTACAGGTAAATCCTAATACACCATCCTTGGTCACTTTGTATATTATCAGAGCATACTAATGGCAGTATTATATTCAAAAGAAAAGGGAAAAGTAGGAACACTTACTGGTTCTATTATAAACTGGTCTAATCAATTAACATCATCAGATCCAGAGGATCCAACAATATATGAAACTCTTCCTGCTGGTTATTTAAGATGTGATGGATCAGTTTATGATGCTGGATTATTTCCAGAACTTGCTACTGTACTAGGCACAGGAACAAACTGTAGATATAAAAAACCAGATACAAATTTACTTGATAATCAATTTCAAGTACCTGATCTTGGTGCTAAATCTACCAAGACGTCATTTTCTTCTAACTTAGGAGATTATCAGGATACATATTTGTTTAACGATGCTAACCAAGAGATAACAAAGTCAGGTATTGGTTTAGAGGTTAGTAGTAACATAGGTACATCATACGAGATACAATATCAAGGTAATTTTTTCTTACCAGCACAGACGATTGAAATTACTGGTCAACCTGGTTTTGCTAAGTCTAGTGGTAACTATACAGAAGAGACAGAAGTATTACAAAATCAATTTCAACCACATGCTCATTTCCATGATGGCAAGAGATCAAGAACTGCATCACCTTCAACTGAATTTGGTTTATTTGGTAGAAACTCATATACATCTAAATCTACTTTGTGTATTATGCCATGGGCAAATAACACAAGACAAGAATTATGTAAAGCAACAGCATCTAAAAATATTACTGCAGTTCAACCACAAAATGATTCAAACACCTGTGGTTTCTCATTTTTTGGTGGTTCTTCACAAGAATTATATGAGTGGTATGGTGCTTGTTGGACTGGTTGTACATTTGATCAACAATATAAATGTTTAATACCTGGCGATATTCCTGAGTTAAATTCTAATGGAAGTGGAATACCAACAGGAAATATCTTACAGTTTGGATGTTCAACTGTTGGAAATCAAACAGGATTTCCAATATACTATAGAGAAGATCAGCAACCACATACAGGATTTTGTGGAAACATTCTTTATACTGGTGAAATGACCTGTAAAACTACAGGATCATGTGCTATTGGAGGATCAGATTGTGATGGATATGCTAACCCTGCTATTAGAGGAGGTAACATATATTCTAAGGTGGGACCTAATTATACACCAAGTCTAGTAGCAGCAGCAACTCAAGTTCCGTTTGATTCACAAGCAAACTCTGTTACATATGGTGCACTTAATAATACTGTGGTTGATGTAGAGGAATTTGGTAATGAATGTATACACAAACATTTTGTTCCATTCAATCAAGAAGCACATACATGGAATGTGGTAACAAAACCAACCTATATTCCTGCTGATGCAATAACATCAACAGTCGCTATAGATGTTAACACAGAAAATAAAGCAGATGGTTTTATACAACCATTCTTAGTTCAAGAATTTTTAATTAAATATTAAAATGGCAACATACAGGAATTCATACGCTAATTATTATTCCGATAAGACTGGAAATCATTCTCCTGTCGGAACAGTTCTTCCTGTGTTTGCTGATCTTAATTTAGCATCACAAGATCCTGAGTATACATATCCACAACATTTATATTGTGATGGTAAATCATTATTGATTCGTGATTATCCAGAATTATACAGCATCATTAAAAATACTTATGGTGGTGCTGCTGCACAAAATATAACTCAACCAGCACAACCTGGTGGTTTAAGAAGATCATATATTATAAACAATAAACTATTTTTTCAATTTTATTGGGACTCTACTAACAACAAAGCAAATGTAAAAAGACCATATCCATATGGTGCAGTGTTTAGATTTTCTCTTGGAACAAATCCATATGGATCATTTCCAATCACTGGTATTTTCAATCAAACTACATTCTATCAATTAATACAACCAACAGAAGATGTTACTGCACAGGCACAAACAAATGAATTTGCATATGAGTTAGTATTACCAGATAGCGTTGATTTAACAACAGTAACACAATCTGATTATACTATAGATTTTACGTCTGGTTCTAATAGTGGTGCATCATTTGCACTTACTGTTTCTAACACAGGTGAAAATTCATGGAATATAAACGGTACTGATAGGGACGGTCCTGTTTCTGGTCAAAATCCCACTCTCACTTTCGCTGATGGTGATATAATTCAATTTACTGTTTCTACAAGTGCTGATCATCCATTTCATGTAAAAACTGTAAATAGCACTGGAAATGCCAATCAACTTCCAGAAAAGACTTCAACTACTTTATATGGAGTAAATGGAAATGGTTCTGGTAGTAGTCCAATCAATGGTGGTGTAGTAACACTTTATACATCTACTTTATCAGGAGTTACTCTTTATTATAATTGTGAAAATCATGCTGCGATGAATGGATCAATTGCAATTGGTGCTGTTGGTAGTGCTATACACCCTGATATGGTTATACAAAAATCATACAATTTACAAGACTATCCATATAACATAGGAACATTTAATTTACCAGATTATAGACAAAGAAAGATACTTGGATTTGGTAACGTCAACGGAGCAGGAACATCAACACCAGAAAACGCAATTAATAACTCTGTTGGACAGATTGGTGGACAGTGGTATATACCAA